AAGCTAACCTGGCCATCAGCCAGGACACCACTGCTAATGATGTCCGCAAAATCTCTTGCCCTGCTCATATTTTTACTCCGGTTTGGTAGGCCAGGTTATGGTGTCTGGGAATCCGGCCTGTGCCGGCACATCGCGCAACGCCTGGCGGTAAGAGGCCATGTCGGCGTCCACCGCCTCAGAAAGCTCTAACGCTTTGATGACAACCCAATCTGTTTCCGATAAGAGCGCATCTCTTTTAGAGCGCTCGACTGCGGCCAAACTTGTTTTGCGAGTCGCAATATCCTCGGCTGAATCTGCAACGACTGCCTTTACAACAATCACCCGCTGATTCTCTGCATCGACGGTCAGCGTCTCATCGCCGTAGTGCTGGTCGATCTCCAGCGCCGGGGATTGATCTTCTTCTGGCCACCAAGCTGCGTCAGCAACCCCTAGACCGGGATCTGTCCATGACAAGTCGGAAAGTGCGTCCTGATCGACGCCCAGGAGAAAGCCTGGCACCGGCTCTCTAACAGCCACGCCATTCTCTACTTTGATCATTTCGGATTTACTCCGTTAGGTTATAAGCGAAATATTGATAATTTGTTCCAGTTGCACTGGTAACAAAATTATCGCCATCAAATACCAGATTAAACGTGCCATGCTGATTCCATTGACGCTGGTTCGTTAGCGTCTTAGGGACGCCGCGACTAAACCATGTCGAGCATTGGCCATCCGAGTAGTGCTGAACCCCCTTAAACAGATACCCATGTTTGTAATCCTTTCCAAAAACGTCATCCCAGGACACGGAGGTTGTGGAAAGAAATACACCACCAGCGTTGTATCTAATGTCGTTGTCATATGCTCGCCAAATAACCCGCCCATACAAAACAACGTCGCTGCCCTCATAGGCTTGATTCCGCATAGTGAGGTCTTTGCCGCTAAAATTAAAAACCTGGCGGTTTTTGCGATAATTGAGCGTTCCGAAGCCTCCGCCTACCCAAGCAAAACCAATCGCTTCAAAATTTAATGTGGTGGTTCCGCTGTCAGGTAAAGACCGATCGCGGGGCATCATAAAGCCCATTTCATTGCCCGGCTGGAGGCTGTGTGGTCGCAGTTGGAGTGAGGTTCCCGCTACTGAACAGTAATCATAAAGCGTCCTTCCTACGACGGTCATGCCATCCCAATTCGTGCCCGTAGGAATGTTTTTTCCGCCCGAACTGCCATATTGCAAATGATACTGAAACGTGTCGATTTGCTCGTTTACCTGCTTCCAAACCGGAGCTTCACCGCCGCCCCCGGCAGGAGGGTTTGCTAAAGGGTTCCCGAGCGGATTGCCAAGCTGCTTAACAGGCATATTTAGAAGTCCATATATTCAGCAAAAAACGCCAGTCCATTTGAAACAGCATTGCCGCAACCAACATACAGTTCATCGCCGGCAGATAATCTCAGTGGCGGGGTTTCGGTAATTAGCTCAAAAGATCCGACTGTTGTAGCCGCGTAGGTGTAAACTGTCTGCGCCGCCGCTAACGCTGAGTCGATCTGGTATTTCGAGGTGCCGCTGTCTTTAGATAGCCACAGCTTTACATTAGAGGCGGATATACTGCTTTGCCTGGGCAGAAAGGTGATAGAAGTAACCAGGCACCCCTCAGATCCAGCCGTCAGCAACAATGATGTATTCGAGGGGGTGAGCGTGTTTTCGCTCCCGTAAGCAGAGGTCACAATCGCAACCGCTGTTTGCTGTGTCTGCGAAAAAGGCGCGGTGAATGTTTTAGCCATTTGTAAAATTCCTCAAGACTGAAATGAAAGGATTGCGGCCTGCACCGTGGCCAACGATTGAGCGCTATCAAGTTGGGTCTGAATATTGGATGTAACGCCGCTCAAGTGATTAATTTCTGCGGTAGTGGACGTAACGCCATCTAGGATGTTGAGCTCAGATGCAGTGGACGTAACCCCATCAAGGATGTTCAGCTCCGCCACAGTAGAAGTAATGCCGGCAAGGGTGTTGATTTCCGATGTAGTAGCCGTAACGCCATCAAGGATGTTCAGCTCCGCCGCTGTGGCAGTTAGCCCCAGGTTAAGCAGCGCAGTTGCAGCGCTGGTTAAATCTGACAGGTTTGATGCTTTTGCCAGGGCGGTAGACACATTGAACGTGCCATACGCAACAATGGAAATCTGATCTCCAGAAACCGCCGCGCTACCCAGAACAACCGTAGATCCGTTGGATGCTGTAAAGTCAGTTTCCGCGAGCTTGATACCGTTCATGTAGACATCTACATAGCCGGGGTCGTAGGTAGCCGGGAAGGTGGTAGTGGATCCGGTATAAGAGCCAGAGCTGGTGCCAACCACATACTCTGCCCGATCAGCAGTTCCGTTTACGGATGAGCCGGCGTTTTGGAACCCGGAGCTCCCGTACACCTTCATAATGTTTGTGCTGGTGTCGAACCACAGATCACCAGTAGTCGGGCTTCCTGGCGCTGTCGCAGAGATAAAGTAAGTTTCTGCGAAACTGTTTACGTCAGTAATGTTCGTTGCGACGGTATTGACGTTAGCGATGTTCGTAGCGACCGTGCCGACATTCCCTGTAGTCGCATAATACTTGGCCGAGTAATCAACCCCGTCTACTGTCCCGCTAGTTTTTGTCGCCCAATCCTCTGCCAATGTGGCTGACGCAGACGCATTGGTTTCACTTGTGCCGGCGTTGGTTTCGCTGGTCGCCGCGTTAGTGGCGCTGGTCGCGGCCGCTGTGGCCGATCCTGACGCCGCAGTAGCACTGCTTGCGGCATTTGTCTCGCTAGTCGCCGCCGCCGTTTCACTCGCACTGGCGTTAGTTTCGCTTGTGCCGGCGTTCGTTTCGCTAGTCGCAGCATTAGTCTCGCTAGTCGCGGCGTTGGTTTCACTGGTAGCCGCCGCAGACTCTGATGCAGCGGCCGCAGTGGCGCTAGTAGCCGCGGCAGTCGCACTAGCCGCCGCATTGGTTGCGCTTGTGGCTGATGCGCTCTCACTTGATGCGGCAGCAGTTTCACTTGCAGAGGCATTAGTCTCGCTCGTGCCGGCATTAGTCTCAGATGTTGCCGCGTTGGCTTCACTGGTCGCCGCATTAGTGGCAGACGTAGCCGCCGCAGTAGCACTAGATGCTGCCGCGTTTTGGCTGGTTAATGCCGCCGCCGCACTTGCCGCCGCCGCAGTAGTGCTCGGTGTGATATACGCCAGGGCCGCGGCCTCTGCCGCAGCAATAATTACCGTCTCAGCATAGAGCTTAGTAGTAGCGTGTTCATTCGCAGTTGGAGTTCCTACGGGTACAGGGTCAGAAAATCCTTGGCCGGAAGCCACTGGCGCTGGGAGCTTGTCGAAGGCAGATTCAACGTAGTCATACCGGGTGTTGATGTCTGCGGCTCGCGCCAGCTCACCGGCCTGTAGCGCCGTCAGCGTTGGTACATAATTGTTAGGCACTTCTTAGCCTCCGTATCACCGTATGAGTCTCCTGGGAGAGTAGTGAAGGGTTACCCCGTGAATCGTGTGAGTAGCACTCTCACTGCCGTCAGTGCCGATATAAACGCCCATGTTTGAGCCTGTTACCGACACCCTTATCTTCGCGTCGTTCGAGTAAGCCGATCCCCAGGAGAACTCGTTCCACTCACTGACGTCCCACAGGGATCCAGGAGATGTGTACAAAAGAGGAGATGTGCCGGCAGACTGATTGCCCAAGCCATACTCCGTTGTCGCTCTGACCACTACTTGAATGGGCGATCCCTCGACACGGATATCGGGCTGTACTAGCCGGTATCGCTTGCGGATGGTGGGGCCCTGATAAGCAGTGAAGTTGGTCAGAATGAATGAGTAGATGTTGCTGGAGCCGAAGCGGTAGCCAGTATCCATCTTGTAGACGTTGCCATCGTCAGCACCGAATACCGAAATCTCTGTTTCTGTCTCGTCAATCGCAGAAGCAGCGCACTTCACCTCATGGGGGAACCGGGTCTTGGTCACACCTACTAGATCCGGGCCGTTAAAAGTAAAATACAACCCGTTTTGCCCATTAAACAGCCGGTATTGACCGCTTGCTCGATTGAGCACAGCAACACTGCTGGCAGTAAATTCAGAGATCAGCGTCTTTACCTTGCCGGACAACGACGCATAGGCGAAGTTACCGTACTGCTGTGCCGCCGCCAGGCTCATTAAGCCCTGTCTATCTAGGCCGACCACCTGACCGCCAATAGACATCATAGTGCCCTTGAAGGTTCCGGCCTTATTGAGATCGTCGAGCTGCCAATCCGCAGCAGATGAGCCGTACAGTGACTTGGTGGAATCTTCGCACCCGACGATCAATGCGCTCGAGTGCTCTTTTAGATTGGTTAGCGTGTCGCCAACCGCGATCTCAGCCGCACCGCCAGCCACCGTATAGCCATTCGGGTTGCCGATCTCAGAAATGTGGAGGGATGACTGGATTCCAAGAACAAGGTGCTTCTTGTATCCAACCACCAATGATGGGTTGTCCTGGGTGGCACCAGTGCTAAGCAGGGTAAAAACAGAGCCATCAAACTCAGTCGCCTGATCGATACCATTGACGATATACATTTTCTGGTCATCGTCCTGACCGCCAAAGTTGTAATTGGCAAACCGGAAATCACCGTTCAGCGACCACGTTTTGGCCGAATTAACTTGCGTCCAGCCCGAGGCAGTCGCCTTGTACATCCTGGCGTTCGTGCCATCTTCGCGGATTGCGTAGACATCGCCCTGGTAAATATGGACGCCTTTGACTGGCCCAGTGCCGGGTACGGACTGAGATGCCGTTGATTG